GGGGCGGATCCCGCAGCGCTCATACGCCTCCACGACCATTTCCTCCACCGTGAGCCGAAATGTAAATGTTCCGCTAGTTGCCATTACAGTTCCTTACTCATTGCGCCGTCACCCACTGCTTATTTACGCTACCAGTTTCTTCATGGCTTCGACCTTGTCGTCGGCTTCGCGGCGGATCTTAAGGGCCTGCTGCCGGTATTTCTCGGCGGCTTTCATGTCTTTGGTGATTTCCTTGTCCGCAGCTTCCTGGGCCTCTTCCATACGTTTACGCTCACCAGCAAGATTAGACTCGCGACGGGCGATTTCCTTTTCCCGTGCAGCAAGCTCTGCTGTCTTGGCTTTAGCAGCTTCTTCCAGTTCCGAGACCTCAACTTCACGGTTTTTAAACGTGGCCGTCTTAGCTTCGCGGTCCTTAGTGAGCCTGTTCTCACTGGCTAGAATCTTGGCTGCTTTTTCATCCAAGGCTTTTAGCGAAGCTGTGATTTCGTCGCGTTCCTTCAGGATTTTGGCCTCGTAGGACGCTTGGGAACTGTCAACTTCTTTTTGACGCTTCCCCAGCTTACGGAATGCTGACTCCATATCGGAAAGAGCTGTTTTCACTTTGGCGGGACTCCCGAGCATTTCCAATAACTCAAGGAGAGTATATTCCCCGTCAATGTCTGAATTTATCGTCAGTTTATTGGAAAGTCCCATTATCAGTTACCACTCTGGACTATGCGGAGCGTGGCGCTACCGCTGGTGAAGGCCGTCACCGCCAGTCTACACGCTACAGGGGGGTTTGTGTAGTTGCCGTCAAAGTCGGCAGTCTTACCTGTAATGGTGTCGTGAGTGTGGACCGTGGCATCATCTTCAGCAAAACTGTCCGTTAGCACATTATTAAACGTGTGCTGCACCGCGCACGTTAAAGAACCGCTGACAATATCTAAGCCAAGTCCTACGTTAAAGTCGTGGCCTCGGTAATTAAGAACATACCAGTTGGATTCACACAAGCCATTAACACCGGCTGTGACGCCCGTGGCGTCAGCCGTACCGGTAATGCTGGTAACTGTAGCGAAGTTCTTTGTGCCTGCTACAATCGTCGCATTAGGCCCAGCCAGCGCCTCTGTCATGGCTGCGCCATACCTATCCGTGCCAACAACGGTGAATGTTTCACCGGTCTCGTTGGAAGTGGTGGTGATGGTGACGTGCTGGGGATTGGCTGAAAGATCTAGCACCCCATCTAATTGAAGTGCCCACGGAGTTGTAATAGATTCTGTGGTAGAAATGTAGTCTGCATCAGCAGCTACGGGGGCGAGAGTGATGGCCTTTGCTTTGGGCATCTTTATATCCTCTTCTATATTTCATAAAATAACCGGGCACCATCTGGGTCGTTTATACGGCGAGATCAATCAACTCTGCCGCCCGGTTATGTGGTCTCCTTAACGCTCCATCGCTACGAAAATGTAATCGATGTCGGCAGTTTCTGCACCGGCAGCGCCGTTGAGGTAGCCGAAACCTACGGCCATCTCTGCGCCCGGAACGGTAATGCTGGTCATGGTTTGAACATGCACATCATCAGCGAACAGTTTGATCGTGGTTATGCCATCGTAATACGCGCCGAGAGTGACAAACGTATCATCCGAAAGCGTAGCAACAGTACCACTGTCCGAGTCTGTGGAGTTATCGTCGTTGTTAAAGTAACAAGCCGCCGCGCCGTCAACAGACTCAAACAGAAAGCGCATCGTGGCGTCCTGCGGCGTGGTATCAGTGGAGTGCAAGCCTACGACCCAATCCGACTGGATGGCGTCACCAACCGAAATGCGAGTCTTCATCCAGGTTTTCTTGCCAGAAGCCAGGAGGAAAGTTTCGCCGATAGTCTGTGCGAAGATACCATCGTCTTCGTTAGCGGCGGTCGTAATACGGGCGAGGCCATTGGCCGCGTCAGGAGTTGAAATAGCCGAGGTGCCCGATCCGGCGCTGGTGGCTGTAATGGTCCACTCTGTCGAAAAGGGCTCATGAATAAAGTCGTCCCAGAAAGTAACGTACTTCGTGGGGTCGAGCTGGCCCATACCTTCAAGGGCGGAACCACGGACGGCGTTGGTAATGCCGTTTTGATAGTGAGAAGTCATTGAACAGTCTCCTTAAAGACCAGGGCCGTAGCCCCATTCAAGTGATTTTGCCGGAGGCGACCCTCCTACCTAAAGCTGGGGGCCAAAGGTAAGAGGGTCTAATCCGGCGCTGTTAGCAGGGAGGACTTACGCGCCAGGACTTCCGTATATACCGCGCCAGTCAGTCCAGCCGAAGCTGTACCGCTCTGAACACTTGTATCGGATGTTCCCGGTTTCGAAGTCACCCTCCATGCCCTTTTTCATCGCACGGCGCTGGAACATTTTCATGCCGTCAGGGACGTCAGTCTTAACGAACCATGCGTCGGTGTCGGTGAGGCGTTGAACGACCTTAACACCGTCCGGCAGCATACCCATGCTGCGGTTGGCATTGATATCGTTCTCGGCCGTCGCAGACCGAAGGTTGGAGTTTAGAACCCGTTCCGCATCAAACGCCAACGCTGTCGGAATAATCAGGCACTGGCCCATGGCTGCGATTGGAATACCGCGATCATCGTCCATGTTGGAGATATTGATGAGAATTTGCTCAAGCGACGTTTCCGTGAAGTCAGCCGCAGTGGCCAGCTCGTTGGATTGGTTGCCGTTGCTTGTCGGGTGAGCCGTGGAGAGCATCTCTACGCCGTCACCACCCGTGTACGAGGAGTTAAAGCCCCGGTTCAGGATGTTGGCTGCGTTGATTTCCTTGGTGTGAACCATGGAACGGGCGAGAGCCTTGACGTACTTTTTGCCGAGAGAACCATACAGGCCGTCTTCTTCGGCTTCTTCCGTGATGGAAAAGGCCAAAGCGACCGTGTCGTGGTTATAACGAGCTGTGTACTGCTCCGAAGCTGAGTCATAGGAGACTGCCGCACCTTCCGCTTTCGTAGCGGCGGCACCGAAGCCCTCCATGAGAACATCTTCTTCAAAGGCTTTTTCCGAGGTGTTGGATTCAAAAACAGACTTCCATTGCTGGGGGTACTGTTTATATTCCATGCCGAACAGAGCGTTGAGTCCCGGTTCAAGCTGCTTCGCAAAGAGTGCGCGATTCATAGCCATTTTTCAGGACTCCCTTATACGCCTGGAGTGCCATCAGCATCAATGTGCTGATTGTACTCATGTTCAAGGGCATGAACTTCAAGATTGACATTGGTTCCCCAATCATTGTCGGGGGTGGCAATCCTACCAAGCACCCGGAAGGAGGCAACGCCCGTTCCCGTAGTGCCATTGAGTTCGTGACCAGAGTTACCGGTATTCGTGCTGCCAGCTCCAGCAACATGATCACCGAGGTTTCCGACATCTGCAGCAACCGTGCTACCTGCCGACTGAACACCAAACACGGTATTCGGATCGTCATACACACGAGCCTTGATGTTGGTCGCGACTGTACTGGCGGGCCAGTATTGACTGAAAACGACGTTGCCATTGGCGTCGGTGTATTCCACACCGTCAAATACGCCAACAAAACGGTTTCCAGCCGCAGCAGCTTCGATCGTGCCAGCAGCAACGAGCTTTACAAGGTCGCCCTTGAAAATATTCGTCGCGTATGCGCTGGTGATTCCATACTCATTGGAACGATTGGTGCCGCCCGACAGGTGTCGGACGGGCCAAAAGCCCCGAGCAGCATCAGCATTCGCCATTGCTAATCTCCATTTTTGAGGGGTTAATCATCCGCGACCCTTCCAGGGCCACGGTCGTAGGTGCTTTCGCGATCACGATTGATCGCAACACCACCGGCCTGTTCCACCTTGTTCAAAGCATTGTCAACAAAGGCGTTCTGATCACCGTTCTTCTTGGCAAAGTACCGTTCCCGAGCTTCCGCCCGTTCTTCTGGTAGTTCACAAAGAAGCATCCCTTCAACACCAATAAATCCAGCGTGTTCCCCTTGCGCTATGGTTGGCACAGGGAAATCCTTAGGAACAGTGTCTTTTGGACGCGGTGTCCAGCCTTCACGAAATCTCCGAACGGTATGGTGCGGGACGTCATTCCCCAGAATCGAGGTTGCAACCCACCGCTGCCTATACCCTTCCCTTGCGGGCGGGGCATCAAGAACAGCAGGTGGCGTCCACACGTCGGCGCGGGATTCCTCCTCGCGAGTTGGGTGGAGATCTTCAGATTTACGAGATGCACGAGATGCACGAGCCATTAGCCTTCTCCTTTTTGAATTTCGGCATGATAGGCCCGAAGACCTTCTTCTGTCGCAATTCCTAAGGATTTCGCCATATCAAGCTGCTCTCTCGTAAAGCGCAGACGACCATCTTTTGGTTGTCCGCTGCCCTTACTTCCAGAAGTTCCCGCAGTGGGAGCGATTGGAGGTTTGGACTTCTTAGGGGTCGAATATAGCTCAGGAATTTGTTTTTGTAAACGATTGTCCAATTCAGCGTAATATTCCGGGGTTTCTTTATCCCAGCCTTCGGCATCAAGACCCTGGTCAATTTGCCGAGCAATTCCTGATTCGCGGGCGTGGTCGGGTCCATTAAACCAGCGATTATCATTCCACCATCGCATAGCTTCCTGCGGCGGCTGCTCTTCTTGCTGTTGGGGCTGTGGTTGTGGTTGTGGTTGTGGTTGTGGTTGGAATTGTCGTTGTTCTGCCACACGCGCTGCGGCCCGCATATCGGCCATACGCTCGGTCAATTGAACCTGTTTTTGCGTATCGCCTTCTTCGGTAGCTTCGGTTAAATCAGACTTTACCCGGTCATACTCATTCTTGAACTGGTTGATCTGTTGCTGATCGGCCCCATGTTCAAGTTTCTCCAGTCTTTGGCGGAGAGCTTGGTTTTCTGCTTCCACAGCTTGGCGGCGGCGCTCTTCTTCCCGCTGCTTCGCCGTTAATTTGTTGATGCGCTTTTGATAACGGGGCTCGGGTTCTGGAGCGGGATCGGGTTCTTCTTTCTCCTCGATAAC